AGATTCCTCTTGATGTCCCTGTGCGCAATGATCGGCATCGTTACAATCTGGACGCCCTGCTCTGCAATGTGCCTAGCAATCTGCTTGCGCACGCCATCTTTCGCGGCCACTGTGTTGATGGTTCTTTGGCTGTGTTCGTATTTTTTCATGCAACCAGCATCCCTGCCTGCGTTTCCTGATCAAGGATTTTGTGCAGAGCAAATATGCCTTTTTCTGTGAGTTTTGTGCGGCGCACGTTCTTGCCAGTTTTGGCACAGCGCACCGGTGAAAGCTCTTCGAGATAATCAATCGCAAGCAGCTCCGACACCCTGCCGCACACACCCGAACGCGACACGGGTGAGCATTCGCTGATTTGCAGGTCAGTCATTGCGCCATGCAGGCCAAGTGCTCGGATCACTTCCTTGTGGCTTCTGGCGCGTCCGCCGGACAGGATTAGCTCAGCCAGTGAATTGCGTTTTGTTGCCATGCTCATGCTGCACTCCTCACTGCTTTAATAATTTCCATTGCCGCAACCGGAGGAACCGCATTGCCCGCCATGTGTACAGTCAGCCTGTGATTACCAGGGCGCTTTGTATCGGAAGGAAAAGACATAGCTGCAAGATTCTCGTCGGCTGTCAGCATCCGCATGCGGTCGCCATCAATAACCGCCCAGCGGTCGCGTGTAGTAATGGTTCCGATTGGCCGGAGAATATCGCGGCCTGTTTTTGTGTTGCCGTAGTAGCTGATTAAAAACCGATCGCCGTGCGATGCACGTCCGTAATAGATGCGGTCAAGAGTTGCTGAAGCCCTGCCATGCTTATCGATCTCAGACCAGCTTCCGGTATCGACATCGATAAACGATGCCGCCGGTTTGTGCGCATGTTTCGGTAGCTGCAATAACAACGGCGCGTTGCTGCGCGTACAAACCAGAAACAATCTAACGCGGTTTTGTGGCACGCCGAGATCGGCGCAATCCACAACGTGCGGAGCAAGCCGGTATCCAAGCGCTTGCATTGCCGCAGCCCATGCCGGATACAAAACCCAATTGAGAAACTCAGGGACGTTTTCAATAACTGCAATTTTCGGCTTGTGGAATTCGCAGGCAGACACGACAGCCCACGCAGTTGATCGGCTTGCGTCATGCTGTGGATTGCCTGATGCCTTGCCGCGCGCTTTGCTGTGGCCTTGGCAGCAAGGCGATGCAAGCAGGATGTCGTGCGCTGGAACTTGTGACCAATCTGCCTGATGCAGATCTTGGCACTTATGGATTGCGCTAGGGTGATTTTTAGCGTGCCAGTGGACAGCCTCCTGCCAATGGTTTGCAGCCCACAACACATTCACGCCAGCCATCCGCGCACCCGTTGACCAACCACCAAGCCCCGCAAACAAGTCAATAGCATTCACGCTGAAATCTCCCGCATACGATCAAGACTTGCAGCCACGGCCTGCTTTGCGCTGTTCAGCTCCATGCGCTCAGCAAACTGCAAAAAGTTTTCCGCAGCGAGATCGTTTTCCATGACACGCAGTTCGGACTCGCAAAGCATCGGCGGCAGGTGATCGGGTTTTGTGGTCATGCCTGCCCCCTGTGCCGCTTGTTGGCTTGCAGGTTTTTCAGGTAGCGCAATTCCCATTCTTGCTGGGTAAATTTTTCACCAGTGCTTATGCGGTACGCAATGAATTCTTGTAGGTCGTTGAGTGTTACCGATGGCGTTGTTACCAGATCCGGTGGCAGTGATTTTTCAAACTCAATACTTGGCGTCCAGTCGAAACCGATCGCAAATTTTTCTTGCTGCGGGATTGATTGATTGATCTGGATCACCGGACAGGGTTTATCAATCACTCCATCTCTCTCGACAGAGGATTGTTTTAGTCTGGTGTCTGGCTCTGGTATGGTGCTGTTTTCGTGCTCCGTTCGTGGCAAGTTCGTGCTACGTTTCGTGCACGATTCGTGCTCTGTTCGTGCATCCTTTGCAGCACGTTTCTTGGCTTCGCGTGCCAGTGCGATTTGCTGGTTTGTATCGCGCTTGCTGTCTGTTTTCTCCAGCTCCGCCTCAATGCGTTTATGCCATAGACCTTCTGGCTTGATCTCGAAAAACGCGGCAGCAACTTTTACCGCATCACGCTCAGGCTTTGTCATGGCACCAGCAATACGGCACAGCATGGAGTGATCGCGCGGCAAGCACGTCTCGGTTGCGTAATAGTGATGTATCAAAGACAGGTACGCACCACGCTCAGTCATCGTCAGGTGGCTGGTGTCACGCTGGAAATCGCCGATGTAGTGCTTGTAAAAATTCATCAGTCCACCCAGCTCAAATTATCAGCACGCAGAACATCAGACCGCCGCGCAAGGATGCGCAGAGCCTCAATCTCATCTTCTGGGTAACAATGGAATCCGACTGGGACAACCTTCAGGCCGCACGCAGCCAGTAGCTTTCCAGCCTGCTCAATATCGCCAGACTTCATGCGCGACACCGTGCTTTCAGATACGCCCATGCAATTCGCTGCAACGAGCTGCCCGGCTTCAGCAAGCGCCGAAAGAATCACTTTCTCGTTCTTGCGTGCGCGTTCTGCGAATGGCATGGATACTTGTCCCATGACCTCAAGCCACCCGCTTTTTGGATTTTGCAGGAGCCTCGCCAGAAGCCGCGGAAGAATCGCGCCTTCCGCGCCCAAACTTAACTACCTCTTCTGCATCGATAACTTTCCCGGATGCATCAACAACGACATAAACATCTCGCTCGGCAAGCACCGCCTTGCTTATCGCGCCCTGGGTTACGCCAACAATCAAAGCTGCCTCAGCCTGAGAAAGCCCTCGATCTGCCATAAATTTGGAAATTGGGATTTTCATTTTGTCCGCTCTGTTATATCTCACGAACAAACAATACCGCAGGTATTAAATAAAATCAATACCGCCGGTTTTTGTTATTTAATACCACTGGTATTAGGATGGATCGAATGAAAACACCTAAATTACCCGTTAAAAACCGCAATCTTTCCGAAGAGGAAATGGCTGAATGCGCGGCACTTAAAGGCATTTACACCGAAAAAAAATCAGGCGGCCTTGCTATATCCCACGAGCTAATTGCTGGCGATCTTGGTATCAGTCAGGGCGCTGTAAGTCATTATTTGAATGGTATAAATGCACTAAATAGCAAAGTAGCGGCGGCTTTTTCTAGACGACTTTGTGTACCAATCAGCGACTTCAGCGGCAGGCTTGCGGCGGAAATAGGGCTGCTATCTGGGTTGTCAGCAATCAGTGACGCCTCAAACGTCGAGCCAGCCCCGCCCGGTAAAAAATTCCCGCTGATCGACCTGGTGAAGGCTGGCGACTGGTGCCAAGTGGCAGACCCGTACCCAGTCGGCGACGCAGAAGATTACAAAGAATCCCCGTTTGACGGATCCGAGAAGTCGTTTTTGCTGCGAGTTGACGGAAACAGCATGTATCACCCAGACGGCTCAGGATACAGTCATGGCGAGATAATCCATGTTGACCCGACAATCCAGCCGTCACACGGCAAGGACGTTGTTGTGCGTAGCCCGGATGGCAAGGCGACCTTTAAGCGCTATATGGTGTCGCCAGAGGGCGTAGTTCCCTTTGGACACGCCACTGCCTGTCCTGCCAATAATCCCAACACCAAAACCATCATTAGTTTACGCATATCCATCTCCCCTGAGCCGCTAAATTGCGGCACTCGAATCATATTCTGCCTGCCAAAAAAATAAAAATACCAGCGGTATTGACAGATAATAATACCGCTGGTATTGTACCTCCCATACCAGCCACACAGTACGGGAGAGCAGCATGGCGACCAAGCCCAAGAAACCGAAGAAGGAAGTGATAGAGGCCATCAAGGGCTTCGACAAAGACCTGAAATGTCGTGACTTCCAGTTTGCCATCGGCAAGACCTTCAAGCACGCAGGCGCTGTTAAAGCGTGCGAATCAGGCTTTCATTCTGTCGAATATCCGCTGGATGTTTTTAATTATTACAAGCCAGCAGGCAACAGATTCGCAGTGGTTAAAGCATCTGGCGAAATTTCACGGCACGGCGACGACTCAAAAATTGCGTCCGCTGAAATAAAAATTATTGCAGAGATTCAAATTCCAGAACTGGTATCGCGCGCTATTCGGTGGATTGTGGCGCAAACGAAACCATCTTCTTTGATCCACGAAACTGACGACCAATCAGCAGCATCGAACACTGGCGACTGGTCAGCAGCATCGAACACTGGTAACTACTCAGCAGCATCGAACACTGGCTTCCATTCAGCAGCTTCGAACACTGGCAACTACTCAGCAGCATCGAACACTGGCAACAACTCAGCAGCATCGAACACTGGAAACCAATCAGCAGCATCGAACACTGGCAACAACTCAGCAGCATCGAACACTGGCTTCCAATCAGCAGCATCGAACACTGGTAACTACTCAGCAGCATCGAACACTGGTAACCACTCAGCAGCATCGAACACT